CCAGCAAAACCCAACAGCAGCTGAGGGATCAATCATCAAAAGAGAATGGTGGGTGCCGTGGGAGAAAGACGAGTTGCCACCACTCATGCACGTGATCCAATCTTATGACACCGCGTTTATGAAGAAAGAAACCGCTGACTACAGCGCCATTACAACATGGGGCGTATTTAGACCTAGCGAGGATGATGGACCGAGGCTTATACTATTAGACCTTGTAAAGGATAGATACGAGTTTCCAGAGCTGCGTAGAATAGCAAAAGAGCAGTATGATTACTGGAAACCAGAAACTGTGATTGTAGAGGCAAAAGCATCAGGTTTGCCGTTGACCTATGAAATGCGTAAGTTAGGCATACCGGTTATTAACTTTACACCAAGCAAGGGAAATGATAAACATACTAGAGTGAACTCTGTTGCTCCGTTATTTGAGTCAGGCATGATTTATTATCCGGATCGCAAGTTCTCTGAAGACATGATTGAGGAGTGCGCTGCATTTCCACTGGGGGAACACGATGACCTAGTTGATAGCATGACTCAAGCAGTAATGAGATTTAGGCAAGGTGGCTTTATAGACCATCCAGAAGATTACGAGGATGAAGAGTTACCACAACAGCAAAGGACGTACTATTAATGTTTGATGATATTGTAAAGTTTTTTCAAAATCTTTTAAAAAGTAAAAAACCTGGAGTTACACAATCTGAAACAGGTCAAAGCATTTTAAAGACAACAGCAGAAGAAGCTAAAAAGACCGATATAACGGATCCTGCATTAACTGGCAAGTACGATCCAACAACACCACCAGGACAGTTCAAAGAACAAAAACCCATAATAGATGAAGAGGGCAACATTAAAACTAGAGTTGTAAGTTACACACCAGAGTCTTTTACAGATACACAAAAGAGACAGGGTGTTGGTAGTTTTTCAGATAAGGTATTAACTGAAAGATATTTTGACGAAGGCTTTGAAAATACAATGGGTCTTGAAGAATTTATCATAAAGGAAAGAGGTATTACCCAAGAAGCAAGAGCGGCAGAACTAAGAGAAAAAGGCAGAATAGGAACTCTTGAAAGATCAGATGAGGATCCTGATTTAATGGTCAAAAAGAAAATTGAACCAGAGACAATCAAGTTCATTACAAACATTGCTAAGTCAACAGGCAGAAGTGAAGAAGACGTTAGACAGGCAATTGTTAATAGAATGAATGAAGCGTACGAAATGAATGATCCAAAAATTACGTTAATTGATGACGACGCTAGCATAAGCGCTTACATAGACAATCAAGTAACAATGGATGAGATGGGTTTTGCTCAAGAGTTAATTGACGATGTACTAGAAAATTATCCTATACAAGGTATGACAGGTAATCCTGTGTTAGACGATTTATTAAAACAAGAAAAAGAATTAATTGAAAAGGGAGCAAAACAATCGCAAGAATTACAAGAACTCAGATCAAGAACTGACGAAGTTAAAGAAATGGTTGAGGGAATGGGTTTAGATACAAGTGGAATTGATTTTGATCTTATAAAAAATTCTGATGATATGAATGCGGTAAGAGAAGAGGCAGAAAAATTAAGATTACTTATGGGTGACTTAATGGGTGGTGGTATTGAAGATTTAGCAAAAACCGATAATCTTCAAAAAGCTTTGGAATCTATATCAGGACAAGCAAAATCTGATATGGCATTGGCAAAGGAAATGGCTGAGATAGCTAGAACACCAGGAGAGCGTGACACCGCAATAAAGAAAATGGAAGAAATACAAAAAGCGTATGAGGAGTCTGTAAAGACAGGAATATACGAATCACCGTTTTCACCAAAAAGAGTATTGAATGCCAAAGGTGGTCGTATTGGTTTTGCAGACGGTGACTTTGTTGCACCAGAAGATATTATAACTAGACCAGCCGACAATGAAAGTATGATGGCTGAGTACATGGCAAAAGTACAATCAGGTGAATTAGTTTATGACCCTGAAACAAAAAAGTTTATACCTGTTCCAAAGAAAAGAAGAAGACAAAATACTAGACCTGCTGACAACGAAGAATACATGTCTGACTTGATGTATAGAATGAAGATGAACGAGATGTATGGTAAAAAAGATGGTGGTCGTATTGGTTTTGCAGACGGCGGCGGTGGACCAAAAATGTCAAGACGAACTTTTTTAGGAGGGCTGGGAGCAGGACTTGCAAGTTTGTTCATGCCTAGAGCTGCAAACGAAGTAGCACAAGTTGTAGCAAAGGGCGCAACTAAAACAACACCACTAACTGCAGAAGGTATGCCCGTTTGGTTTCCATCACTTGTAGATAAAATTAGAAAAGAAGGAAAACTAGTACCAGCAGATTATAAAGCTGTTAAGTCAGGAGAAGGATATGACTTCTATGAGTTTACAGATCCTAGTTTACCGAATAAAAAAATATACATGACAGAATATAAATCCGATGGAACAATTGAAATTTCTGGTAGAGGTGATGACATGCAGATAGCTGAGTTGAGATTTATACCAGGAGAAGAATCTATTATGGTTGGAGAAAAAGGTAGCAAGACCACTAAAAACCCGAACACATTTGAAGCGGATGAGTTTATGAAAGGTCCAGGAGAAGGTCTTGGTGATTATGAAAACTTTGGTACATACGACGAATTAAGATTTGGTGTAGACTCTTGGGCTAATCTTGTAAAGGGACCAGAACAAATAATGAAAGATACAGCAGAAAAGTTTAGAAAAACACAAACAAACCCAAATCCAAGTGTTTCAGGTAAAGATCCAAAAACAGGTGAAGAGTTTGCAAAAGGTGGTAGAGTTTTAATGGCGCAAGGAGGCATAGCGTCTAAATTTAAGGAGAGAGTACATTATGGTAATTGATAAGAAAACATTGAACGTCCCAAGACCAAGACGTTCATTTCAAATAAAAGGACCACAAGCAGGGGCTGCCGCTGCAACAGAAATGTTGCAACAACAGGCAAATACAAAACCACCTATCGAAGTTACAAGAACAGAAGATGGTGGAGCAGAAATAGATTTTGATCCACAAGCGTTAAACGCATCAATAGGACCACAAGGCCATAACGAAAACTTGGTAAACCTAATGAACGAGGATGACACTGAGCAACTAGCTAGTGATCTACTAGAAGTTTATGAAGATTGCAAAGCGTCAAGACAAGACTGGGAAAACACATACACAAAAGGTATGGACCTTCTAGGTTTTAAATACGAAGACAGAGCAGAGCCATTTAGAGGTGCAAGTGGTGCAACACACCCTGTACTTGCAGAAGCAGTAACACAGTTCCAAGCGTTAGCTTACAAAGAATTACTACCGGCTGATGGACCTGTGAGAGCACAGATTGTTGGTGCTGTTACACCTGAGAGAGAACAACAAGCTGATCGTGTAAGAGATTTTATGAATTATCAAATTATGGTTGAGATGAAAGAGTATGAGCCAGAGTTTGATCAAATGTTATTTAACTTACCGCTATCAGGTTCTACCTTTAAAAAAGTTTATTACGACCAATTATTAGGTCGTTGCGTATCTAAGTTTGTACCAGCAGAAGATTTGTATGTGCCATACACTGCAACAAGTTTAGATGACACAGAAACAATTATTCACAAAATAAAAATGAAAGGTAACGATTTATTAAAACAACAGTTGTCTGGTTTTTATGCTGACGTGCCTGTTGAAGAAGATGAAAATGTTGGTGAGGTTACAGAGAAAAAAGACGAATTAGGTGGCATAGACCCACACAGCGATGAAATTTATAATGTTTTAGAATTTCACACACATTTAGATTTACCTGGTTTTGAAGAGTTAGATGAGATGCAAGAACCAACAGGTTTAAAAATTCCTTACATTGTTTCTATTGATGAAGGATCTGGAAAAGTTTTAGCTGTCAGAAGAAATTATGACATGCAAGATCAAAGCAAAAAACGAAAAGAATATTTTGTACACTTTAAGTTCCTACCAGGACTTGGCTTCTATGGGTTCGGCCTAATCCACATGATCGGCGGATTGTCTAGAACTGCAACTGCAGCACTTAGACAATTACTAGACGCCGGCACCTTGTCAAATTTACCGGCCGGATTTAAAATGCGAGGCATTAGAGTACGTGATGAAGCTCAACCGTTGCAGCCGGGTGAGTTCAGAGATGTCGATGCTCCTGGTGGAAACTTAAGTGATGCATTCATGCCTTTACCGTTCAAAGGCCCTAACGCAACGTTGCTACAGCTTATGGATTTTGTAGTTCAATCTGGGCAACGTTTTGCGAGCATAGCTGATATGCAAGTGGGTGACGGAAA